TAGTTCCTATACTAGGCGCAGGTGCAGGTGTAGTTCCTGCATCAGGAGTTGGTGTGGGTGTTGGTGTAGGAGCACTAGGTGCAGGTATATTTGCCTGTCCTGATAAAATATTTAATAATTCTTGTGCCTCATCAAGATTTCCTGCAGCTTGTGCTGCTTTAATAGCCGCTATCTGTTGTTCAAAGTCTGCAGGTAAAGGTGCAGCAACAGCAGTTCCAACATCTTTTATTGATAATAAATTATTATTTGCATATGTATTTGCCTCTACTGCTAATTCTTCTTTTGTTTTACCTTTTTGCGCATTTAAAATTGAAGCATGTAAATCAGAACCTTGTTTAGATACTGCGGCCTCTATACTAAATGGATCAGATGCTTTTGAAGATAGGTTTACTACAAATTTATTATAGTCATCTCTACTATTTATATTTACACCTGTACTTTTAGCATAGTTTAAATTAGCTTCAGCTATACCTTGTTGAACTCTAACTATGTCACCATTAGGAAAATATATAAGAGCTTGACCATCTCCTAATGAGGTCAATCTAATTATAGGGGCATTAGCTTCTTTTGCAGCGTTTGCTCCATTTAACATATTTCCTGTAATCTCTGCTCCAGACATAGAATCAGTGGGTGTAACATCAGTAGGAGAAGAAGCAGGTATGGGTGTAGTATCAACAGGTGTAGAGGAAGGTGCAGGAGCAGGTGTTGATCCTGCATATGTTAAAGGCGTTACACCATCTGGCATCATATATATACCATCTTTTATGGTAACTCCTTCAAGAGCAGGATTACCCTCACTAATAGCTTTATCAAGTTCAGGATTACTACCTACTGCTATAGTTGCACCTGTTGTGTTATTTTCAAGGGCAGGAGAAGTATCAACAGGTGTGTAGTTCACATCTAATCCATGACGTTCCTCAAACGTATCACCTGCCTCATGATCATAAACTTTACCTGCAGAACTTAAAAGAGTTCCGTCACCTCGGTCTTCCCAACCAAACTTGTCCATAAGTACTTTTTCTATATTACTTAGTTCTGCCATATCTTATTCCTTATTTACCCATTGTCATCCACACTGCACCTGCAATAAATGTTAACAATGCAACAGTGGTTACTTTTACTATTGTTGACCAAACAGATTTACGTGTGTCTCTCCATGCTTCTAGAAGACTACGCATCTCTATAATATCTTTAGCTGCATCATCGTCAAGTAACCCGATAGAACGTAGTGCCTCTCTAGCACCACGTCTAGCTGCATTGTCTAGCATTTCTTCTAGATCTTCAGGGGTAAGTTTAATATCACTCATCTACATTCTCTAGTGATTTAGATAACATACTTATAAATGCTTCACGTCCTACGTTAAGTTGATCAACATTAAAACGTGCACTTTTTAATTTACGATCTAAATCTTGAATATGGTTTAACATACTTCTTTGTTGATCGTTTAAGTCTTCTGCAAAATATTCTTTATTATTAACAATAACAGGTGTCTTTTTATTTTTTACCATTTGTATATTCCTTTTTATTTTCTAACTGTGGTGTATTTGTTAAAGATGTTTTATCTAATATATTAAAGCCACGACTGTTTGCAAAGTCACCTGGGCAGTGTGCCCATTTATCTGCACAAGCTTCTAACCATTTTACAGTATGATGATGTTCTGGCGCTTTGCCATCTTTCATTAATTCATTTTCCCAGTTCAAATATGCATACACCTCTGCTTGAGCTTGTGCTGCATTAATGCCTAGATCAAATAAATAAATTAAATTACCTTCATCAATTTGACCACCACGAGAACGAGCAGCATTTAACGCTTGTTTCATGTTAGTCATAATATGATACTTAATTTCTTCTAACTCATAATCTTCTTCGGTAAGTTCATCTTTGCCAATCTTTTTCATTAGATTGTCATATTGATTAGTAAAAAAATTTAACTTTCTAACTGCAGCTTCTACATAGCCACGAGAACTTTCTGCTTGTGCTTGTTTCTCGTTTATTTTTATCTCTAGCATTTCTCGTTCTAGATTATCGTCTTCTTCTAACAGTTTACGTTCTAGTTTCTTTAATTTTACTTCTTGTTTTTTCATATTAAAATAAGATTCTCTTAAAGCACTTCTAGTCTGTTCAATTTCAGCCAAACTGTGTTTAATAGAACGTATAGGTGTGATGGCGGTTACGTCTAGTGTTACTGACATCATCTGAGAGTGCGACTTATAAAAGTTGCTAGATGCTTGTGCTATAGCAGGTGCATGTTCCTGTATGTTTGCAAGCATAGACTTATATTCAGGTTTAGATGTTGGTAGTTGAATATTAAAGTCTGATGTTGTTATAGCTTTGGTTTGTGTCTTTTTTTTAGCCATAATAAAACTCCTTTCTTTTTTTGTTTTATTAGAGTATAGTTATAACATATTTGTTTATTTAAATAAAGTTATTATCTTTATAAACCTCCATGTGCATTTGAACAGCCACCCCACCTATGAGTGGTAGCAACAGTTCCAAAATCTGCTGTGTTACCTGTTGATGCAATTGTTACATACATAATTTTATTATTGTTACCACTTGCGTTTTCATTACCACCTGCAAATAATACTCTAGTACTATTACTTGCACAGGCATAAGCCGATCTGTTTTCAGTCATATCACCAAAATCAGTTGTAGATCCTGAACTACTCATGGTATGTCTATCAATCTTATTGACCGCACTAGCATTTGTACCACCGCCAACAATTCCATAAGTGCTATTTGATGCGCCTTGACAATTCTCTCTACTCTCAGTAAGAGCAGTCCAATTTGTTTCACTACCAGTGGTAGCTATAGTACATCTTCTTACTGTAGCTATTCTTCCACCAGTATACCCCCAATCACCTGCTGCATGAAAAAAATACGTAGTATCAGCATAAGTTGCTCCACCTGACTGCCCGTATGATAACGTGTCTCCAAAATCAGTAGCATTACCTGTACTTGCTATTGTAATGTAATCAATTACTTGTGATCGTGGTCCTAGTACACCTGCGTAATACAATCCTCTTGTGCTGTTACCACCACCAGTAGCCATAGATCTACCTTGTGTTAAATCTCCAAAATCAGTTGAATTGCCACTTGAAGAATAGGTCATGTATTGAAGATCATTTTTATATTGACCTGAAGAGTTGTAACCTCCACCTGCAACGGCTCTCGTGCTGCTAGATGCAGCAGAAGCCATATAAGTAAGCGCACCTGTAGTTAAATTACCAAAACCACTAGCATTACCTAAAGAAGTAATATCTCTTTCGTAAATTGCACTTTGATTAGCATATGGGCTAAGAGAACCATTACCGCCATAGAATAGAGCAGTATCAGGAACCTGTGGTGTAGCACTGTTACTAGCAGAACTCGCAGAACTTGTACCTGCACTATTAGTAGCTGTTACAGTAAACGTATATGCTGTTCCGTTAGTTAAACCAGAAACAGTAATAGGAGAGGAACTCGCACTTCCAGTAATACTACTTGGATTAGAAGTTGCTGTAAATGTAGGTGTTAAACCACCATCATCTGCATTAGCAGTAAAAGCTACAGATACACTTGCATTTCCTGCTGTAGCTGTACCTATACTTGGAGCACCTGGAGCACTAGCAGGGATAGGCCAATCACCTGCTTTTCTAAAAGCTAATGCTTCTTCTAAGTTCCATACACCACTAGCTACACCATAGTTAGCACCTGAATTACCTGTAGGTAAAGTAGGGTTTGTTTTTATTAGACCACCAAAGAAGTTTGACTTAGACATTAGGCTGCTATACCTCCATGACTACCTGAACATGCCATAGCATAGTTAGTAGCTGTTGTTTTAACATCTACACCTGTATCTACGGCATTTCCTGTAGATGCTATTGTTATTTTTTCTATATTAGAGACTGCACCACCAGATCCTGCACCACCCATAAAAAATGCGTTAGTAGAATTTGTAACTCCTGCAATGTTCTGTCTACCCTCTGTCATATCTCCAAAATCTGATGAATTACCTGTACTGGCAATAGTTACATAAGAAATATGATTGGTTAAATCATTAGTTGTACCACCTGCCCAAACTCCCCTAACATCAGAAGAACAAGAAGCTCCTTGATAACCAACATAACTTGGAGATAAATCACCAAAATCTGTGGCATTACCTGTAGAAGATATTGTAACATAATCTATAGTTCCACTAAAAGAACTTGCGTAGCCACTACCATTTAATCCTCTTGTGGGTGAAGCACAACCTCGTAGATATCTCCTTGCCTCAGTTAAATTTCCAAAATCTGTACTATCTCCTGCAGAGGCTATTGTAATGTAGTCCATATAATTACGGTTTGTACTACTAGATATTCCTCCAGAAAAAATACCTCTAGTCTCGTTTCCCATACCTGCTTGACCTGTGGCTTGTTGAGATTGATCTCCAAAATCAGTTCCGTTACCTGCTGAAGCAAAAGTAATAAAAGTCATTGCATTACTATCTTCACCACCATTAAAAACACCTCTTGTAGAACTACCTACTCCTGCTCTGTTTGTTGCTTCACCTAGAGATATTGTTCCAAAATCAGTAACAGAACCCTCTGTTGCCATGTTAAATTGATCTAAAGCTGCATTACTGTGAGAAAAAACAGCTATCTGTATTAATGTAGGCCACTCCCCTGCATACTGAAACTGGGTTCTTAAATCCCACACACCTTGAAAGTTAGGCATTAACCTAGTCCTCCATGTGCGTTAGATGTTCCGCTAGAAGCATCTCTTACTGAAGTCATATCTCCAAAATCTGTAGAGTTACCTGCGGATGCTATAGTTACATATTCTAAAGTATTTGATATGCCAACACCCCCACAGACTGCACGTGTAGCACCTGAACATGCAGCTTGTCTATCTGACGCTGCACTTAAATCACCAAAGTCACTAGCGTTACCAGTAGAAGCAATAGTAAAACTTTCGATAACATTGACCCTTGATCCTGAAACATTTCCACCAAAAACTATTCCAGTGGTTGAGTTGGATGTTGTTGAACACTTAGATTTATTTTGTGTTAAATCACCAAAATCTGTAGCATTTCCTGTAGAAGCGATAGTTATATATTGTATAACATTATCATCACTACCTGTATCACCACCTGCAAAAACACCCCTCGTTCCATTAGATGCCCCACCCCTAAAGTTTTCTCTAGCACCTAGTAAATCGCCAAAGTCCGTTGCATTTCCTTCGCTTGCTATAGTTATGTAATCTAAAATATTTTGTTTTACATTTGAGGAGTTTCGCCCACCGCCAAAAACACCTCTTGTTGAACTAGAAGTAGAGCAAAGCAATCTTCTTCCCAATGTTAAATCACCAAAGTCACTGCCACTTCCTGTTGTTCCAAAAACAAAAAATGATATTGTATTTATGCCAAAGCTGCTATTATCATAACCCCCACCAATTACTCCTCTTGTTGAGCTTGACACGCAACTTGCTTGAACTTGTGGTTGCGCTAAGTCACCAAAGTCAGTGGCATTACCTGTAGTTTCAATTAAGATTCTATCTATGGTTACAAGGTTTGAAACTGTATCGTCACCCGACATAAAAAATCCCTGTTCTGCTACACTAGGAGTAAAACTAGAACTAGCAACACTAGGGGCAGATGTACCGTAATCATTTATAGCAAAAGCTCTAACTGTATATGATGTACCGTTAGTTAAACCAGTTATAGTTAAAGGAGAGGAGCTACCTGTTGCACCAAAACCATCATTTGTTGTAGCTACAAAAGCTGTAATAGCATCATCACCAACATCACTAGGAGCAGTAAATGCTACACTTACCTGTTGATCGCCTTTAGTAGGTGTAACTGCAGTAGGTGGGTCTGGAGCTTGCAAGCCCCTGTGACCTATAAATCCGCCTGTACGTCTTGGCATTAATGTTTTCCTTAGTCTACTAGAAGTTCGTAACTAACCAAGTATGTTAGATCGCTGTTTGCAGAAGCTGTAACTGCAAGCAAGTCTGTTTCATCTAAGTAAAAACCGTTGTCTTTACCTACAACAACTAGAGATGAGTCAGCAGGTACAGATATGGTACTAGCTATTTTTACATAATTAGATCCGTTGTCTGTACTTACTTCTACTGTAATATCAGCAGCATTTGTACCATCTATGTTTGCAATTATAAGTGAGTTTATCTTTGCACAGTTTTCTGCAGGAACATCTACGATGTCTGCTCTACTTGTTGTTACCGCACCAACTGCTACCTTTGGAGTAATAGTTGCTACATTAATTATATTTGGGGTTGCCATTTACTTTACCTTTCTATCCAAATACTATTGCCATAGCAATGGCAAATCCTTTAGTGGCAGCACTACCTGCAGCGTAAGTTTTTACGTCTGATGCAGGAATAGTTTTCATTGTGCCATTATCATTTACTATAAAACCGTCAGCATCTGCCAATGTTATTGAACTACCAACAGAAGTATCACCATCTAATAAGTTTAATTCTGATGCAGTTGCTGTAGCACCATCAAGTATATTTAACTCTGCTGCTGTAGAAGTTACACCGTCTAATATATTTAATTCAGCAGCAGTAGAAGTAACACCATCAAGTATATTTAACTCAGCAGTAGTAGATGTTACACCGTCAAGTATATTTAGCTCTGCAGCAGTAGATGTTATAGCAGTTCCGTTTATTGCTAGTTTATCTGTAACGACATTAAATGTGCCGTTGTCTTCAATCCTAGCTACTTCTGTTCCATCTCTTTGTTGAAAGATAAGATCTTTAGCATCTACAACAGGTCTGATAATTACGTCACTAGATGAGTTCGTAATTCTAAGTATTTCAGTTCCGTCATCTTGAAACTTAAAGTCACCACCATCTGCGTCAAGGATTATATCACCTGCAACGTCAACTGTCAAGTCTCCAGAGGATAAATCTATCTCTGTTCCGTCAATAGTAATATTGTCTGCAACTAGACCGCCATTTGCAGTAAGTTTATCTACCTGTAAATCTTCATGGCTAGATCCTAGTTTTAACTCAAACTTTGGTCCTGAAGTATTATAGGTAAATGTAGCATCATCACCACTACCACCTTCTATTGTAATACCTGCACCGTTAATTACAGCAGATGTGCTATTACCACTGTCAAGAACAATGTTGTGATCATTAAGATTTACAGTGGTAGAGTTTACTGTTGTGGTTGTTCCTGATACAGTCAAGTCACCTGTAACTGTAAGGTTGTCTGCTACTGTAACCTCTGAGGTGCTGTGTCCTATTGTAATAGCTGTACCAGATACACCTGTACCGATGGCAATAGATTCACTACTATTACCTGTATCAACTACAAAATAGTTATCTGACCCTTGTTTAATTGTAAAGGCAGTAGCTGAGTTATCAGTAACAGCTATGTTAATGTCTGTAGCGTCAGCACTAATGGAGTCCAGTGCAATATCACCAACGTTAGTGATGTTGTTGTCACCAAAGCTAGTGTTATCACCAAAAGTTTTATTTGTTAAAGTATCTGTTGTAGCTCTACCAACTAGTGTATCGGCACTGGCAGGTAAAACTACAGTTACGTTTCCTGAGTATGCAGAGTGTGGAGCAGCTTGTAGTTGTGTATAGTGAGCATTACTTGATTCACAATAAAATCTAACATATGATTCAGCGCCACTATTTTTTATTGAGATAGCACCTGACTGCATGTCAATACCATTAGAACCATCTATTCTAACAACACCTGAACCATTCGGTGTTAGTGCAATATTACCGTTAGATGTAGAAACAAGACCGTTACCATTAACATCTAAATCTCCACCTAACTGTGGAGTGCTATCCTCTACCACGTTAGATATAGCAGCACCTGAAACAGCAAGACCAGAGACTATGGTGCTGCGTGTAATCTTTTTAAGACCACCACCAGATGTATCTACAGCAAGAAATACATCATCGTTAGCAACTGTACTAATCTCAGATAAATCACCTACAGCCGTAGGATTAAAGTTTGTACCATCTGCAATAAGTAGATGTCCTGCAGTATTAGTAGCCATAGTAAGATCATCACCACCGATAGTGAGATCACCTGTGAGTGTAAGGTTTCTTATACCTGTATAATCTTTGTTACCATCTAATATAACAGCTTTAGAGTTTATGGCTGTACCTGTTCCTGTAGAACCTAAGTCAAGAGCATTAAGTTCTCCTACAACTGCTGTAATACCATCTAAAGCATTTAATTCTGCAGCAGTAGCAGTTACTCCATCAAGAATATTAAGTTCAGCAGCCGTAGACGTTACCCCATCTAAAATATTTAATTCTGCTGCAGTGGCTGTTACTCCATCTAATATATTTAGTTCTGCAGCAGTAGCCGTAACAGTAGTTCCATCAATAGCAAGAGTATCTATTTCTGCTGTACCATCAATAAATATATTACGCCATTGTTGACTAGAAGAACCTAAGTCATATGTGTCATCGTCATCAGGTATAATACTTGAGTCAACATCAGCACCAAAAACAACATTGTCAGAAGCTGAATCACCAAGTGTTAGTGTGCCACCATTAAATGTAGTAGTGCCTGTAACCGTAGCATTACCTGCTACAGTAAGATTACCCCCTACCGCTAAGTTACCTGATACATCTGCAGCACCATTAATGTCGATGGTAGTAGCAGCAATCTGTATTTCTGTATCTGCAACAAGATCAAGTTGACCGTCAGCACTGGAGTTAATATAAATAGCTGTATCACGAAACTGTATTTTTTCTGTAGAAGCAATGAGGATATCATCAGAAAACTCAAAATAGTCTTCATCTTCCATCCATTTAAGTTCACCATCATTAGTCTCACCATCAAAGGTTACAGTAATATCTGTACCTGCTGTAGCATCACCGATAGTAATACTTGTGCCTAATAGTTTAGTAATAGGCCCACCCTCTGCAGTAGTGCCATCGTGAGTGTGTCCTGTGCTTGCTGCAAATGCAGCTAAAAGTTGATCGTACTCATTGTTAAACAGATCGGCAGTAATAACATCACCGTCTGTAAAACTAGATTGTCTCGTGTATGTATTACCCATCTAACGTCTTGCTCCTACTAAATATTCTAATTGAAACCCTTTTAGGGAATATGGTGCTGTTTCGCCACCATCTTTAATTCTTAATGCAACAGAAAAACCTGATCCTTCTACTGACTGTCTTACAAGTGGTTGTGAAGGTCCACCAAAAACAAATTGTACTGCACTTCCGCTAGTGCTGAAAGTAGCTGAACCAAATAAAGCAGCTACGTCTGAAGTATCTAACGCATAAGGAGCAGGTCTTGCTGAGTCTGTAGATTCGTTATCATATAACACTAACAAATCTGCATCAATAGCTGATTCAGGTTTATAGTTAAGAATAACTCTTTGCATGTGTTTTCTAACACCAGTGTCTCCAAAACTTAAATCTGGACTTCTGTATCTTCCTAATATTGATGTTCCATCGAATGTATTACCTTTTTCCTGTCTATGAATATATCCTGAAAAGTCACCGTGTAAAACCCTAACATCTCCATCAACAACTAAGGTATCTGTAGCTGAAGGTTTCACTCCACGTATCTCAGCAAATTCAAATTTATCTGCTCTTCTAACACAAATAATACCCTGTGTTATTTTTTCACCCTGACCTACTTTTGAAAAAAATATTCTATATTGTGTTTTGTCTGGTATAACTACACTTTCAAATACCGTAGAGTCTTTAATGTTAGCATCAAAAATAGATTGTACGTTTTGTGTAATAGCGCCAAGAGCCGTATCACCAATCCTTGCAGTAGCAGCAACAGTCCTGAGTCCATCAGGTCCAAGGAATAATAAATCACCTGCAAATTCTTGTATTGTATCCTTATTTACACAACCAATGTCTCTAGTAACTGGTTGTATAGCAAAGTCACTAAGAGTAGATCCTGTCATTTTAAATATTCTGTTTTCACAAAATATAAATAAAGAATCCCTAAATACTTTTAGTCCGACAATGTTATCATCTACTTTAATAGTTCCTGCACCATCAGCAGACTGAAATCCGTCTTCGTCAAAAGGTTCGCTGAATACCAATGTTTGTGGTGTGCTAGACTTACCTGCATAGAACATATGGTTTTTAAAAGCTACAACTATTGTAGAACCTGATACAGAGCTTTCACTAACATCCGTTGCCGATAAAGAAGAGTTAAATATAGTTGGAGCATTTGCACCATCAACAACTATAATCTTTTCATTACCATCAAAGTTGTATCTTTCAAAACTGTATTTACCTGCACTTGTTCTGCCAGTATCTCTTTCAGTCCAAGACTCTGACACTACATCATCGACAGCGTGATTAGCAGCAGTTGTACTTGTAGCAGCACGAGTTACACCTGTAAAACTAGTAGAAGTTACACCAGTGTATGTAAACAACTCATCATTAATCTGTAGTGTTCCGCTAGAAGAAAAGCCTGTTGTAGAATCTACAGATATAGTTCCAGAGCCTGTCATACCTGTGGTAGAAACAATTTTAGTTGCAAGCTCAGTAGATGCAGAACTAAATATCTTTTCACCTCTAGCTGCTAACACTTTGTCTGCGAAGTTAGCAACCATCAGTATCTTTTCGCCAGAGCTAGATGTCTGAGGTACTTGTTGATTTACGTATTTACGAAAACCATTTATTCTCCTGTAACCACCCTCAATGTCAGGCTCAAAGTTCTCTAGCTCTAACGCTTCACCAGGTTGCATTAAGAACGTAGAACGATTTAAAACTAAGCCACCCTCACAGTTAAATGCTGCAGGTTGTGCTTGGGATAGATCTGGCATTAGGAAACTACTCCACCTGCAAAGTTAGCAGAACCTCTAGGGGCAAGGATGACAGTAGATCGTACATATTCATATTTGTTAATAAGTAGACTCTGCATATTTTTAATACCCTGTTCAAACCTAGCAAAGTTTAACTGGTACTGTTGTATCTCACCTCTGTATTGATAAACAAAAGCAGCAGCACCATCTACGATTACAGGTGCAAATCTGTCTGGAATACTTGTAGTGTCTCCATGTGCCGATAGATCGGATGGAAATGTAAAGTAGTCAAAGATAAGTGTGTATTGTTTATCTGGATAAGGGTACAACAAGTAATTGTTGTCAGGAGTTCTAACTATATTTCTAGGAACACCACCACCATCAAACTGTGTTACTGTAGTGCCATTTGCTATAGCTGCTGCTGTAGTGCTATTTGCACCTCTAGTACATCCTGTAAAATCGTTACCCGATATACCTGTGTAAGTTATTTGTTCTCCACCTATGTACAGAGTTCCTGTTGAACTAAAGTCTGTTGTAGATGCAACAGTTATTGTTGTTACGGATGCAGACAACCCATCTGCTGCATTGACAGTTGTTGTTACAACATCATCCTCTTCGTTAGGATAACCTTTTTCTATGTACTCGTTATAGTTAAGAAGTACTAAATTGTTTCCTG